CGTTCTCATTTTCAAACATAGCTATAACTGAACCACCGTAACTCAACGCCTCAGCAAACGCTTTATCTCCTCCTAACCTGTCTGGTTGTGGAAAAGATAATACCCAACCCACACCTAAAGCACCTTTTTGTAAAAGCTCTATATGTATTTCAGCTAGTCTTTGTCTAGGTAAAGGGTAACCACCTTCATTAGCTATGTCTTCTTCGGTTATGTTAAGTATAGTGAAAAAACCAGATGGCTCTTGTTTTTCTACTAATGCGTCAAAAGTTCTTAATTTTATTATTTCCGTAGGAGTGCTTTTAAATATTAACGGTAAACATAAAAATAAGACTATAGGTATTATAAGTTTTTTCATTAATTACTCTGTTTAATAGTGATAATTGAATCACCGCCACCGTTTATTTTAACTACGTTAGAAACACCGTCTTGTATTAAGATCACCGTGTAACTATTACCGTTATTTAAATCTAACCGTACAGACTCACTTACTGTACGACGTAAACTAATAACCTGACCAGTTACTAAAGTAGTTATTTGTGTGTCGGGGTCTTGACCTATTAAAGTACCGCTTATGTTTACACCAGTGGCTAACGCTAGTTGGTCTTCTTCATCTTCTATAGCTAAAGCGTCTATAATATCTAATAGATCTTCTAAAAAGTTAACATCTAAATAATTTATGTCGAGCTCAGTGAACTCAAGGCTATCTTCTGCTAAGTAATCCTCAGCTAAGTAGTCTATGTCTAGTTCGTTAAAGTCTAATAAACTTACGCTTTTACTAGTTGTTGTTTCTTCTTCTGGTATGTATTCCTCTTTAGGGGGTGTAACTATTAACATGTTGTCTATTATGTCTAGTGTTAAATCAAGTATGACTGGTTTACTGGGTGTGCTTTCAAAAACATCTACTGTAGTGGCTTCATAAGGTTTATTTAAAGTTACACTACCTGTAGCAGTAACCACCTCTATCTCCCCACTAGATAAACCTAAAGAATCTGGGAGAAGTATAATCAAGCTCCTACCTAACTCATCAACAGTAGCTGTAAAATCTGTGCCACGTATGGCTATATTCGCTGTCGGTGTGCTTAGTTTTATGTTTTGTTTATCTATACGGTTTAAATTACCAGTAATAAACCTAGCTGTACCTAAAGCAAAATTAAGTGACATTTTACTTTTACTAGGGTCGGGATCATAAACATACTCATTGATAAGTAGTTGTGAGTGTTCAGTTAAACGCACTACTGACTCATCTAGAAACTTTATACCTAGCCTACCGTTTTTAGTTACAGCTTGATCGTTACTACGTATAGCGAACTTTAACTCAGCCGTATATGGTTGATCACGAACTATCTGTGCGTTACCAGAAAGTTCCGATATATCTCCTATATCAGCAACTAGTGCTTGTGCCTGAGTCGTTTTGAATGACGCACACAGTACCGTTATTACCGTTAGAAATAATCTTGAGCCAGTCATTATCTAATGTACTTGATTGTGTTATATCAAAAGTTCTACTGTTACCAGTTTGATCTAAGTAAAAATAACCACCAGCGTATCCACTACCGTTAAAATTAACTGTGTTGCTATCGCCGTCTATATCGACATAACTAGTACCACCATCGTAATTAATATCAAAGTCAAGCGTGTTGCTTGTGCCTTGTATAATCCAATCTAGATCAAGTGTACCTGATAAAGCTGTAGTGCCGTGGTCTAAAGTAAAAGTATTACTTGAACCAGCCACGGTAACGTTATAGTTAGAACTGTCTATACCGTAAGTATTATCTGGGTCACCTTGTATAGTGAAAGTATTACTATCACCGTCAAACTCAAAAAACCCTGTAATACTATCACCGTAGATATCACCTAAAAATTTATTAGTATCACCTATTAAGTTGATATCTAAAGTTAGGTTATCACCGTCTAAATCTAAAGCCGTTAAAGTACCAGCTACTGAATCTAAACCACCTATGATATTACCTGAGCCTAACTGTTCTAAATCTATATTAGCAGTAGCCCCACTTTGGTCAATA